ACGATGCGTCTACCCCCGGTGTGATTAACGTTGATGGGGTCGACTACTGCCACTACGCTGTCTCAGGTGTATCTGGTCGGGCTTTGTCGTCACAGCATCATGCCTACGACCTTACGGTTAAACGTCACACTTCTACTACCGTAGGTCACAGCCATCTGTTCGACTACCATGTGAACCGTGATAGTAGTGGACGTGTTAGGATGGGTCTTGTGGCTGGTGTTTACCAAGACTATCGTAGCCCTTGGGCAGGTGACATTAACTCGTTCTGGACCGCTGGTGTTGCTATCTGCAGTAATGTAGACAACGGTGTTTACGACTTCCAGTGGATCAGTATCGACACAATGAAGAGAGAGTACTCGTAATGTTTGACTTGGAGAGCAAACTTAATGCCCTGATAGAAAACTATGGGCTTGCATTACTCCTTGAACAGAACGATATCTCTGAGTATGTTGTCGTCTTGTTTCTTGTCGAAGAGGGTTACATTGACCTAGCCGACTACTTCAACCTTGATGCTGAACTGAAAGAATGGAAGAGGATCGAAGAATGATTAGTGGTGAGGATATCGAAGCGTTCTTGGATGAAAAGCGTAGGGCTGACCTTACGCTCAATGCCTACCAGAAAGCTGCACGACGTACGGCTATCTACAAGGACAAGATCATCTACCCAGCGTTGGGTCTGTGTGGTGAGTCTGGTGAGGTTGCTGAGAAGATCAAGAAGTATCTCCGTGACGGAGCTATGAACGACAAAGAAGTGGCTAAGGAGCTTGGTGATGTGCTCTGGTACATTGCGAATCTAGCCGAAGACCTTGGGTACGACCTAGCTGAAATCGCGGATATGAACCTTGAGAAGCTAGCAGATCGTGCCAATCGAAACGTAATCAAAGGAAGCGGAGACAACCGATAATGAGCAACTACTTGCCTACAGACTTCATCTACTATGTCTACAAACATGTAGACCCAAGGACGGATGAATTGCTTTACATTGGCCATGGGTGTCGAAGTAGGGCTTGGGTGCATGGTAGTGACAAGTCAGTGCTTCGCTCACAGGAACACCTTGCACACCTCGAAAGTATGACCCAAGATGGTTTTGTAGCGTGCGAATGGGTGTTCGTCCTAAACTCAGGTCTCACTAAATCTGACGCTTGTGCAATCGAACAAGACTTGATCCGCAAGATGAAACCACTCTACAATAAGCCACAAGGTAAGAGCGCCTTGAAGATCACACCAGAGCAATATCAACTCGCTCAGGAAATGAGAGAAGACGGAAAGTTTTACCACCAGATTGCCGACGAAATTGGGGTAAGCACAATGACTGTCTATCGTGCCTTGAACAACCAGACTAAGAATATCGGGGAAGACTATGCAGACTAATAAAAGCAACAACTACGGCATGACGGATTACATGGCCTTCATTCATACTTCGCGGTATGCTCGTTGGCTTGAAGAAGAGAACCGCCGTGAGACTTGGGCTGAGACTGTCTCTCGTTACCTGACTAAGGTTGTCGTTCCGAAGACCCGTGACGAGATTGTTGTCGGTGACATTGAAGAGGCTATCCTTGGCCTTGAGATCATGCCTTCGATGCGCGCCTTGATGACTGCTGGTCCTGCCTTGGATCGTGATAACACCGCTGGCTACAACTGCAGCTACCTCCCGGTGGACGACCCCAAGTCCTTCGACGAAGCTATGTTCATCCTGCTCTGTGGCACTGGCGTAGGCTTCTCCGTGGAGCGTCAATACGTCTCTAAGCTCCCTGAGGTTCCTGACCAACTCTTCGTTGCTGAGGATGTTATCGTAGTCCACGACAGCAAAGAGGGCTGGGCTAAGTCCTTCCGTAAGCTGGTGGCTATGCTCTACGCAGGGGAAATCCCTACGTGGGATACCTCGAAGGTCCGTAAGGCTGGCGCTAAGTTGAAGACCTTTGGTGGTCGTGCCTCTGGTCCTGCACCTCTGGAAGACCTCTTCCGCTTCACCGTGGCTATGTTCAAGGGTGCTCAGGGGCGTAAGCTCTCGTCCATTGAATGCCATGACCTGATGTGTAAGATTGGTGAAGTTGTCGTTGTGGGTGGTGTACGCCGCTCTGCCATGATCTCTTTGTCGAACCTGTCTGACGACCGTATGCGTCACGCTAAGTCGGGTAACTGGTGGGAAGGCCAAGGTCAACGCGCTCTGGCTAACAACTCGGTGGCATACACTGAGAAGCCCGACATGGAAACCTTCATGCGTGAGTGGCTCTCTCTTGTCGAATCCAAGTCTGGTGAACGTGGTATCTTCTCGCGTCCTGCCAGCAAGAAGCAAGCTAACAAGAGTGGACGACGCAATGCAGACTATGACTTCGGTACTAACCCGTGCAGTGAAATCATTCTTCGCCCGTATCAGTTCTGCAATCTCACGGAAGTCGTGGTCCGAGCTACGGATACACTTGAGGACTTGGAGCGGAAAGTAACTCTGGCTACGATCCTTGGTACCATCCAAAGCACCTACACGCACTTCCCGTACCTGCGTAAGATTTGGCAGAAGAACACTGAGGAAGAAAGACTGCTAGGTGTGTCGTTGACTGGGATCATGGATAATAAACTGCTGTCTAACTACTACCACAGTACAGACGGATCACTCTCTGAAATCTTGGAGCATCTGAAACATGTCGCTGTTGCAACTAACGCTGAGTGGGCTGACCGTCTTGGTATCCCTGCCTCTGCTGCTATTACTTGTGTTAAACCTTCGGGAACCGTCTCCCAACTGGTTGACTCCGCGTCAGGTATCCATGCTCGCCATAGTGCTTATTATATTAGAACTGTTCGTGGTGATAACAAAGACCCTCTGACGCAGTTCATGATTGACCAAGGCATCCCGAATGAGCCTGATGTGATGAAGCCGGATAGCACCACTGTCTTTAGCTTCCCACAGAAGTCTCCTGTAGGTGCTATCACTCGCAATGACATGACTGCTATCGAACAGTTGCAGTTGTGGTTGGTCTATCAGCGTCATTGGTGTGAGCATAAGCCTTCCGTGACTGTGACTGTACGGGATCACGAATGGATGGAAGTTGGGGCTTGGGTCTACAAACACTTCGATGATGTATCAGGTGTGTCTTTCTTGCCACACTCAGACCATAGCTACCAACAGGCACCCTATCAGGATTGCAGTGAACGTGAATACCTTGACGCTCTTGCTCTGATGCCTGAACGGATTGATTGGACGAAGCTGAGTGACTACGAGAAGGAAGACATGACCAAGAGTTCCCAGACGTTTGCTTGTGTCGGTTCTTGCGAGATCGTTGACATTGCATAAGTTCGAGGATATAACGGGTAAAACCTATGGTGAGAGAACTGTCGTTGGTCTCTCTCACCAACACCCTGTATCTGGAAACTACTACTGGAATGCTGTATGTTCTTGTGGCAAAGAGGATGTAGTATCTGGTACTAGACTAAAGAAAGGATCGAAATGTCTTTCTTGCTCAGCTAAGGTAAACGGAAGAAAAGGTTTGGACAAACAAGCTGAAAATCTTCCATGTTACTTCATACTTTGCGGACCTTACGTAAAGGTAGGGAGTAGTAAAGAACCAATTGAACGTCTTAAGCAGATGCAGACAAACAACCCCTACCCATTAAATCTGATTTATGTAGATCAGGTAAACGGGGAGAAGTACTGGCACGACAAACTACGAGGGTGTCTACACCAAGGTGAATGGTATCACTGGGAGAAAGTCTGTGAGATTGTTGACCTAACCTAAGTTAACACATCCTGAGCATGATGTTAAAAAACTGCTCATTTGTTAACATAAAGGAACGACACAATGCCTGCACTTTATCCTTTCCTCGACTTCCTTATCCTAGGTATCCTAGTCTTTGTCGCCTATAAAATCATCAAGTTGGATTAAGTAAATGTTAGAGAAGCCACGGGGTAAGCGGACGACAAAGTACAAGGGAGCACCCGAGGAGGCTACGTCTCGTACGGTAAGCCTAGTTCCCATGAACGACAATCAGAAGCTTTACATTGACGCCCTCAGTAGCCACCAACAGATCATCGTCTTAGGTCCGTCTGGTACAGGTAAGACTTACATTGCAGCATCGTACGCAGCGAATCTGTACATTCTCCGTAAGATCGACAAGATCATTATCACTCGCCCTGCAGTATCTGTCGGCAAGTCTTTGGGTGCTCTACCGGGTGACATTGGGGAGAAGTTTAGTCCTTGGCTGTCACCAGTGTTGTCGGTCCTTGAGGAGCAATTGGGTAAGGGTGTCGTCGAAACTGGGATCAAGAACGGTAACATTCAGATGGCCCCGTTGGAGTACATGCGTGGCAGTTCCTTCAAGGATGCGTTCGTACTAGCCGACGAGTGTCAGAACCTAGATGTGGCTCAGTTCAAGATGTTGGTTACCCGTATTGGCGACAACTGCAGATTGGTGATGAACGGTGATATTCGTCAGTCTGACATCAAGGAACAGTCAGGTCTGTCTAAGGCGATACACTTGGCTAAAAAGTACAGCATAGATGCCTGTGTCGTTGAGTTTGGTATTGACGACGTGGTACGTTCTGATATATGCCGACAGTGGTTGGAAGCTTTCTACAAGGAGAATCTCTAAGATGGCTAAATGGGAAGTTGTAGAGGAAGATGAAGGGTACGACCTTAGTGAGCACATGGAAGACGTAGATAACGTCAATAGCCCTGACCACTATAACACAGGGTCCATTGAGTGCATTGAGTACCTTCAGGACAACATGTCTTGGGAAGGCTTTACGGGATACCTTGAGGGCAACTGCAAGAAGTACCTGCACCGTTGGCGCTACAAGGCAAAACCTCTGGAAGACCTCAAGAAGGCACGTTGGTACCTTGATCGTCTGATCGAAGAGCTTGAGGGTCCAGATGAGTGACGTAATCATGTACGGTTCTATCTTCTTCGTAGTCTTCGTAGTCGTTCTGATCTGGGTTCTTAACGAAGGGGACTAAGGTAAAACAAAAGGGGAGCTTAGCGGCTCCCCTTAAGTCATTCTATAGTGTAAGGTAGGTCTACTTTTTAAGCTTGGCCATGTTTTTAGCCCGCATCTTGGAGGCGTCTGCTAGGCGGTACCCAGCTTTGCGATCCCGGTCGGCCTTGGCAAACAAGGGGCCTGTCTCTTTTTCAAGCTTTTTTGCAGCGTCCTGCCGTCGTTGGTTTTTAGTAGGCTCGAAGCCAAACGCACTGTTCAGGCTACCAGCAAAAAACCCGTCTCCGCTAGGCACTCCACGCAACTTGTCTTGCAGGGGTTGCGCGCGCAGCCTGTTTGCGGCCTTCTGTTTAGCGCCGACCTTATCCATCGACCCCGGCCCCATAGCTCCAGCTTTACGTACTGGCTTTTTCATGGTATTTCCTTTACTTACCGTAAGATGCCTTAGCCTTCTTAGCGGGTTTAGCTGCAACGTAAGCCTTAGCCTTCTTGGTTTTGCCAGCCATCTTGCTCATACCGACGTTAGCCGTAGCTTTAGCGTCAGCACCTGCACCAGCTTTGCCTTTAGCAGCGCCTTTAGCTTTCATTCCCATCATCATTGTAGTTCTCCTTATTTTTGGTTACGTTCACGGAGGGTCATGCCGAGTTTAACAGCACTACGATCCTTCTGCATAGCAGATTCTTTTTTCAGACGAGCCAACCGAGTTGCGCTTTTCCCGGTAGTGCCACGAGAAGCACCAGAAACAGCCGACACAGAAGCAGTGTTTGAAGCTGGTTTAGCCTTAGGGCGAATGGACTTCGATGGTGCAGCCGAGGCAGGCTTACTCACCTCTTCTTTAAGGTTAGTCGAGTAGGACTTACCGTTCCATTCAAAAGTTTTGCCAGCACCAAGTTTCTTACGTGCGGCGGCGAAGGCTTCCTTGAAAGATGCCATAGTTACTTGCCTTTCTTCTTACGAGCGACACCAGCTTCACTAAGAGCAATGGCGATAGCTTGTTTCTTGGATTTAACGACAGGAGCTTTCTTCGGACCCTTAGGGTTCACGCCACCGTGGAGAGTGCCTGCCTTATACTCCCCAAGTACCTTAGCAACCTTGGCCGATTGCTTCTTAGTTTCTTTAGCCATGACTTTCTTCCTCGTCAGTTGCTTTGTATTCTGTGTCGTCAGAGCCATTAAGCCTTCCTTCCCGCTTTAGTGTTACGTTTGAAGGAGCGGTTACTGGACGGAGATTGTACCTTGAGGTTCGCCATACGGTTATCACTGGTGCGGTTATTCGAGTGAGCTACATCTTTACCGTCACCTTTCGACACCTTACCAGCCTTCTCCATCTTCCTACGTGCAGCATTGTTCTCCGCACGTTTCTTCTTGGCCTTCTCGGAGGAATGGTAGTTTTCGTACTCTGACTTATAATCTCTAGACATTTGATTTACCTACCATTTTTCACGATTAGCCCAGTAGGCCGCTGACATTTTGCCTTTGTCGATATTTTTCTTATGACGAGCTTTGAAGGCTTTATTACGTTTAGACCCATCAGGACTACCAGACACACCCTGTTGACCAAAGCGGATAGTCTTCACTGTGTCACCTTCTTTAGCAACGACAACATGAGACTTGGTAGGGTGGCTAGGGGTCTTCTTAGGCTTGTTAAAACCTGAGACACCAGCACGTTCAAGGCGAGGGTCTTTAGCCATCTTACTTCTTCCTTGCAGTCTTAGCGGATTCCTTGAAGGCTTTAGCCGTAGGAGCACCTTTAGTACCCGGCTTACGCATCTTCTCTCCCGAACCCTCAGCGATACGCTTACGCTTAGCGTTAATGTTGGCGTAAAGACCTTTAGCCATTGCTCTTCTTCCTCATTAGCAACTTAGTTGCGTCGACCTTTAGGTCTGAACAGATTAGTGATCCAACGACCAATCTCGTTAGGGCTAGGGAGGAGCCATCCTAAGATCAGGAGTAGGACGACCCACGGTGGTGTTTCTTGGATAGTTACTTCTGCTGTGTCGGCCTGCACTTGTGCTGTGTTAACGTCTCTGCCAGCTTCATTCCGGGTCGTCTGGCTTACCACTGCCTGAGAGTTCTCCTTGCCCGCCTGAACGTTGGCCGCTACGTTTGGACCCCCGCCCGTCAGAAGAGAGAGTGGACCCTTCCCACACCCCGTTAGCAGACTTGCCGAACCAATCCATACCAAAAGCAAGAGCAGCAAACGTAAATACTGGCCACACAAGGATTTCAATCGTACTAGCATCTTTAGTCTCCACGACGTACACGAGCCAGACCAGTAGAGCTACAGCCAGTTCCCTCTTGTACGTCTTCATACTACGATAGGAAAAGCTTACGCTCTTCTTCCCTGCGCTTCGTGAGACCTTTCAGAGCCACACCCTTCTGCTTATTCCAACGGAGGAACTGGTTAGCTGCACCCTCGTAGTCACCAGCGTTAAGGAGACGTAGGAGAGTGCTATTGGCGAAGCCACCCTCCCCAATGTTGAACACAAGGGACGACAAAGCATCGAACTGGTTCTGCGTAAGGGGGACGACAACAAGCTTGTTAACAGCCTTCTCGACCCAAGTGATGTCCTTACGCAGGAGTGATTCAGCCTGACCCGCAGTGATCTTCATACCCTGTTTTGTCGTATGGGTGTGACCGTAGCCAATGGTCCATACGTCATTAGGGGTCGGCATGTAGGCTTCCAGACGGAGACCCTCATGCTTCTTAATGATGTCGATGTTATGAACCTTCATGTACTTCTCACCCTTACCGAAGAGATTACTGACCCAAGCCACCACGGATAATCCACCCTACTGCTGCCATTACGAAACCACCACCGACGATCCAGAGAATCTTAGCTAGGTTGTCGTTAATGCTCGTTACGTTCTTGTCGATCTGGTCCATTTTCTGCTCAAGGAGAGCCAAACGCTTATCCATCTCTGCTATTTCCTTTTGAATGGCTTCTCCGTCCATTTCATTCCCCTATAAGCTTAAGTGTTAGCAGAGCCAAGTCTACGAGCCGAACCGTTCTTACGGATCACGTAAACATCACCATTGACGACAACAGTGTCCCCAGCCTCAAGTTCACCACGTTCTTGTGCCGCAAGGAACTCAGCCTCAGAGACGTAAGACTTATCAGGGTCACCCGCGATCTCTTGGATGAAAGCCTGTACGTCTTGGTCGACAGCGATAGCAGGGCTAAGCTCACTTGCTCCTTGGGTTCCCGTAGGGGTTTCAGCCGGGATAGCCTCGGGGAGAGTAGCGTCAGCAGCTTCCATAGGGGCCGTAGGAGAGGCACCAGAGGACAGGTTAACGTCTACGCTAGCTGCTCCTGCCGAAGGATTGACTGCACGTTGTACGGCCTCTCCTGCACGGCTAGCGACAGCATTAGCATTAGCCGGAGTGCCAGCGGTAGGAGCAATAGTCTTGGCGTTATTGAACCTGTCCAACCAAAGGCTAGCGAACTCACCTGCAGTCATGTTGACGTTGCCTTTGTTAAGGCGTACAGCCCTTGCAGCCCGTTCACGATCACCCTTGTAGAGAGGAGCGAGAGCATCGACTACGTTAGCACTGGTGTTGGAGAGAAGTGCTCTAGCGCCACCACCGCCTTGCTGATGCGCGAGGTACAGTTCAGCACCAGTGGGTTCACGACCCAAGGCTGCAGTCAGGGTACGCATGTTATCGACAGCAACATCTACTGCACCATCGGTGGCCTGAACGGGGTCGAACCTGTCCTTAACGCCATAGTCTTTAGCGGTACCGTCGATAAACTGGAAGAGACCGCCAGCGGACGACTCAGGGTTCTGGGCGAGAGGGTCACCACCTGATTCAAGGAACGCAGTACGCTCAAGGTAGCCCTGAGGCAAACCGTTCTCAGCCTCAAGGGTGGTGAAGTCCAGACCCAAGGCATCACCAATGTTAGTAGGAGTAGAAGTAGACTTAGAACCTGCCCCACCTGCAGTAACAGTCTCCCCGGCTCCAATGTTTAGACCGTTAACCGTAAGGAACGTTTCTTTAATCTCAGCACCGACAGCACCAAGCTTATCCAACTCAGCCAACTTACGGGTAAACGTAAGAGCCACTTCGGAGTTGTTAAGTTGCTCTGCTACCATCTCAACGGCTTGCATAGTGTTAAAGTCTACGCCCATCTCGGGGTCGCCAACAACATCGGGAACAATAGAAACGTTACCTTTGTCGTCGACAGTGTAGGCAATGTTAGCCTGCCCTTTAAGAAGGTTACCGTATTTCTTAAAGCTTTTGGTGATGTCAGCAAGTACGTTATCGACAACAGCAGCTTTAAAAGCCGGGTCCATAGCAGCTTCTTGGTTGATGCCTGCGGAGTTCTTGCTCAAAGCAGAAAACGTTTCGATACCTAAATCTTGGCTAGGGTCTACACGATTGCTGCCTGCAAACAGAGTAAGTACCGAAGAGCGTAGGGTTGGGCCTTTTGTACCACCTGTGTCGAGAGCACCTGCAGCGACCAAAGCAGCGTTGTTAGCGTCAGTAGTTGACATGTTGCTAATGTCTTCTATGATAACCTCAGGCGGGTTTTCAGCAGTGAACATAAGCGCAACTTTATCTGCGGTTTCTTTCCAGTTTACGTCGTTACTAATTTCATAAACCCTAGACCTTAGCTCAGGTGGCATAAGTTGGCTGATGCTAATAACACTTCTTTGCTTAGGAGTAAGGCCGTTGAAAGCAGTAATAAGGTCTGTATCCTGCATATTCTTAACGACTTCAGCAGCCGAGTCGAAGTTCTGACCAGCCTTAATCACCTCGTCGATAGGCCCCATGACTGCCGTAATCCACTCTGCTGACGGAGGGTTTTCCTCAAGGACAGTGATGTCAACGTTACCAGAGCTAGCAAGTGTATTGGCTGTATTAGCAATAAGGCTTTGGATAAGCACAGGGCGATACTTATTCAGGAGAGTAGAGAAGTTTTCTGTCGTAACTTTACCTGCTGGAAGTCCAAGAACTTCAGACATCTCAGGAGTAATCATAGCTGAGCCATCACGTACGTCTTCTACGAGATCAGCCAGAACGTTTACTTGCCCAAGAACAGCTTCATCAGCAAAATACTTGCCTTTATTCCAGTAGGTCTGTCCAAGAGTTTTACGGTTCTCTGCAGTCTTAACGTCAGTGTCTTGCTGGGCTAGTTCAGCCTGAACGGTAATGTGCTTAGCAAAAGCTTTGTCTATTTCCGCTTCAAACACTTTGGGGTTAAGCGTACCATTCTTGTCAGTAGCCGCACGTTTAGCATTACTCTCTGCCACCATACCAACAGGAGACGACGACCAAGTAGTGTAGAGAGCTTGACGTGCGTCTTGCTCTG